CAATATATCATACTCTTCCTTCAACTTTTGATCAATTAGATATTGGAGAATATTATACTGGCGCCACAGATGCCGATGTCGTGGTAGACGGCGGCTTTGATGATGATGATAATCCACAACAGTTTATCCTAACTAAAGATAAAATGAAAATGATTTATTCTTTAGAAGATTGTTTAAAGCCATTTAGACCTCGTTCTGGAGTAAACAAGGCTCTGTATGTTGCTGGAAGAAAGTTGGCAAACTCTGGCCCAAGGCTTGCGGAGCGTCCAAGGTATTACATGTCATCTAGATATGATCAGTTTAGATATTGGACATCCTACAGAACTCAAGAAGGAAGCGAATATGGTATTGCAAAAAATGTATCAAATGGATTATATTTTATAGATGATGCCGTTCCGTTTGTGGTATACAAAGAAAATGTTCCAACAAACAGAATAATAATTAAAACTCAAACAAATGTTGGAGATGTTGATTTGGGTCCTTTTACAACAAATGTTGGAACAATTAGCGATCCTTTATTTGGAGAATCAAACAAAACCACGCCCTCTAGATTTAAAATAGAGTGCCTTGAGGGCGATAGTTGGGTAACAATATTTAATTTTACAGAATTTAGCACAAGGGATGATGAAGACAACTCTCCCATATTTGGTTCTGATGGATATTTGCAGCTAGATTATGGACTGAAGATTCCTGATTTATATAAAGATATTTTTATTTTTGCAGAACAACTTTCTTCGGCCACCCTGCTTCCAGAAACCAATGTAGAGGGATATGCATATCTTGTTGTTGAAGAAGAGGGAGATCTTGGAACATTTCACATTTGGACTGGTTCTGAATATGAAACCTTTTCTCCAACGTATGGCTGGTCGCTAAAAACAGAAACAATTACAAATCAAACTAGTTTTATAACTGATGTAACATCTCCAAAATCTTTTACAGATGCAGGAGATGGCTCTACAAAATATAGAGAGTTTCAGTATATTAGAGGCATTCGTATTGCTGCTGAAACTATGAACAAGCAGGACTCTACCTTTGACTTAATTGAAATGTCTCCTAGGCTAATTGTAGACTTAACAGATAAAACAATTGACTATAGAGTAACAAAAGTGTTATCTGACCTTGGTAATAGTTCTATACCAGTTGGACAGCTGATGGCGTCAAATGGAAGTTTGCAGGTTTTTGATGATGATCAGGCCTTTAATGATAACAATACAAATAGCATAATTGCTAACTACCTTCGTAAAAATATTAAATTTAATTTCTATGAAAAAATTATCAACGTAGATGGTTTTGACTATTACATTCCAATTAAAACTTTGTATTCCGATGGCTTTCCACAGGCAGATGTTACGGGGGCAACAGTATCGCTTAACCTTAGAGATTTTTATTTCTTTTTAGAGTCAATGCCAGCACCAAGACTTTTAATGACACAAGTATCACTAAGCGTTGCAGTATCAACTCTTTTAGACTATATAGGCTTTACCAATTATACATTTAGAAGAATTGATGAAGAAACAGAGACAACAATTCCATTTTTCTTTGTAGCACCAGATCAAAATGTTGCAGAGGTTTTAAATCAGCTAGCGGTGGCAACACAAAGTGCAATGTTTTTTGATGAATATAATAATTTTATTGTGATGAGCAAAAAATATATGCTGCCAGAAGATGGAGAAAGATCTACAGATTTTGTATTATCTGGCTCTAATAATCAAACAGACAATGGCGTTGTTAAAAATTTTTCTTCTGGAAACTTGCCTAACATTATATCAATCTCTTCACAAGACAAAAAAGTTGTTAATGACGGAAGAATAACATATACAGCTAGATACATTCAAAAGGCATTCAACCCATTAAAAAACACAGAGGCATTTGCTCCTGATACAAATTGGATTTATAATCCATCATTGCTTTGGGAGGCATCTGGAACAGAAAATTTAACAACTCCTAACTCACCTATGGGATCATATACCTTAACCGCTATGCCCATTAATTCAAATATAACAAATAATTTGCCAACGGTGTCTAATGGATCTGTAATAAACAACACTATTGATGTTGGTGAAAGTATTATTTTAGTACAAAGATATCAAGGTTACCTATATTCTAACGGTGAGATTATAAGATATGACGCTGTTGAGTTTAATGTAACAGGAACTGGCAATGTCTTTATTAGTAGTGCACTAGAATATGAAAGATATTTTTCTGCTATTCCGTTTAATGGAAAAATGTATCCTACAGGACGTATAAGAATATATTCTTTACCATTTTATGAAACTATAGATGGAAATACAAGAATGAGATCTGGTGCAGTTCAACAACATGGTCGTGGTCAGTTTGGTACACCAATAGTTGAGCATACTGCTGGAATTAATAGTTATTGGACTAATGATAATAATGTTCGTGGTTGTGAGATGCAAACACAGTATTTATTTACAACTGCATTAGATGAAGATATTAATGCTCCATCTACTACAACTGGGGCAGCAGGTGTTAATAACACCCTCGCTCGTCAAACAACCAGAAACAGCATTATAAAAAATACATTTTCTACAAAGTTTTTGACTGAAACAGAAGTAAACAATTTAAAATCAACTAAGCCAGGAACTATACAGTCTTCTGCATTGGTCATGAATGGTCCATCATTTAAAACAACAGAAACTCCAATTAATTTTGTTTCTTATGTATATAAAAATTTAGACAATGCTTATAGACATTTTGGTACAAGAATGAGAATTGTTGGCAAGGTAGAAAACAACGAGGTTCGTGGACAAACTCCTATTGGTATCACTTCTTATTATCAAATACCTGGCAACGAACCAAATAAAAACATAAGCATTGGCGGTGGCTCAGGTGGTTTGGCTGTACTTCTTAATCCAGAAACAAATAATGGATATTATTTTGAGATAGCAGCATTATCAGAAAACAATATTGAACAGTATATGAGAATAGATCCAAAAACTGGTCAAGCAGAAATCTCTATTAATGATGTGGTTTTTTATAAAATTAAAAAGGATTCATCTAATAATGACGCAATTCCTATAAAACTTTGGGGCGGTATTGCAACAATACTTGTAGATGAGGGTAGGTTTGTTGGTGGTAATAGGTTGGCAGCAACAGAATCCACTGTATACGATCTTGCAGTAGAATATCAAAATATTGGAAATATAAGAAGATTTTATCTTTACATAAATAATAGATTAATACAAGTTGTTGATGACAAAGATCCGTTACCAGTTTATAATAATATGGCATTATTTGTTCGTGGATCTTCTCGCTGCATGTTTGAAAATATATATGCTCTAACAAATAATTATTCTCAAAATAGTGTTTTTACAGTTGGTGAAACTTTATCTAGCGTTTTTGGAGATAAAGAAATAGATGCAACAGAGTTTTTTAGAAAATATTCAGTAAGTGGTATGCTTCAGGCAACATATTTATCTGGAATTGGTTCTCAACAGCCATTAAAATATAACATATATTTTGATGAGTTTGGAACAGTAATGCGTGAGTGTGCTTATTTTGATATTAGATATGATCGTGCATACCCCGCTTTATACTCAGCAATTAGTAAACCAATAAATAGAGTTCCAGGATACGTTATATCTGGTTTTACAGCAGACTCTTATGGTGCTGATTTCTTAGTGTTTAATGCTACCGACATACCTCTTGAATTAGTTGGCAGCACTGGAAATGCTTTATCAATTAATGGTGTAACATTTACACAAGATACTACAAGAGAGCTTAGTGTTGATGAGTATTTTGTTAAAAAAAGCAATCTTTCTGATCCAGAATTTCAAGGTGATTCTATAACTACATCTTCGCTCGTAGAAAGAGCAAGATATGATGAAATTAAATTAAGCCGATTAATTTATGGTAAAAATGAATTTTCATTAGATAGTCAATATATACAGTCACAGGACCAAGCCGAAGATCTTCTTGGATGGATTATTGACAAAGTAAAGGATCCAAGAAAAGCAATAGGTTTAAATATTTTTGCAATACCAACACTTCAACTCGGTGACATTGTAACTGTTACATATCAAGATAGTCAAGGTTTAGATTTAGTAACAAGTCCAGATACTAGATTTATAGTATATAATATCGATTATGGTAGATCAAATAGTGGACCAAATATGACACTTTATTTGAGCGAGGTATAAAATGTCATTTTTTTATAATACAGATGCTTTTATAGATAATGAATATGGTGCACTTGACAATGAAACTCTTCTTGCTGAAATTAAAAGAAGGGCAGATGAACAGGCAGAAGCCGCTAAGGTAGCAGCCACTAAGGCAGCAGCGGCAGCAGATGCAGCCAGCGCCGCCGCAGATGCCGCTAATTCTGGCTTAACAACTTCTACAATTAATCCTGCAACCGTTACAGAAACAGATGCTCAAAGGTTTTCAAGAATTGGAGCACAACTTGCTAGAGGCGAAAATGTAACTGATGGAGATTATGATTTTTATCAAGCATACGGTTCTCAAAATCCACCAAAAACATCTAATGCCAACACACCTGATGCCAACACACCTTCTACACTTGTCACAGCAGTGGGCCCTCCATACTATACAGGGCAGTGTGCCTCTAGAACAAAAAATCAAAGATACAGTGACGGCAGTGTTATAAGTACACCAGAACCAGATACAACCAGTCCTGGATGTAAATCCGATCCACCACCACCGCCACCACCGCCACCATCAGGTGACAGTGATAGTAAATCTAGTGGTAGTTCAACTTATGTCCCTCCAACACCTTCAGCGGTACCTCCAGTACCACTATCAACATCTTTAATACCTATAGCGCCAGTAAAGCCCCCAATAAAAACTGCACCAATAGATACTGTTCTTACATTTGAAGAAGAGATAGCAGAGGCTTCTTATGATTTACTTTGGGAAAATATTGGTGGTCAAGAACTTATAAATATAACACGAAATGATATAGTTAATGGGCAAACTGTTTTATATCAACCCATTAAAAATATTACAAGTATTCAACAGCAATACAATCCTAATAATATTGTCAGTCTTCAAGATACCTCGGATAGTTATTTTGCTAACTTTTCTATAAAATTAGAAACAAGCCTAATAGAAGAGGGCGAGGGCAGCGGTCCAGATGGAGCATATATTTTTATAGATTCAGATGGAGACCTTGTAGTAGAATTATTAAATGTCGATCCAGATCAACAGATGGAAGTGGAAATCAGTCAAAGTGGTACAATATATGAGGCGAGCATATAGATATGATAACTAATACTGGTAAAAACATAATTGGCAAGTACCTGCTTGGTCAGGCTCCTGCCTATGCCTCTTATGTAGCCATTGGTTGCGGTCCACAGCCCTTAGCAACTGGAGATGCATATGGAGACTATTCAGAAAAACAAAACCTTGATTTTGAGATGTTTCGTGTTCCTATTTCGTCGAGGGGATTTGTAACAGAAGATAACGTAACAAAACTAGTATTAACAGCAGAGCTACCATCAGAAGAAAGATATGAAATAAGCGAGATTGGAATATACTCTGCAGGAGCAAATCCATCTGCTGGCGCTTTTG